CACTGAGATCGGCGCGGGCGTGCCGTTCACCCAGATGAGCCAGACCGCAGGCGTTTACAGCGTGTCCTACAGCGTCAGCAACCCCTATGGCGAGCTGTACCTGACCAAGACGGAGCAGAAGCTTCTGGGCATCGGCAAGGTGCGTCTCGGCAGCGCCGACGCATGGGTGCACGACTGCCCCGAGGATTCCGAGGATGATGCGCAATGAGGGGCGCGGACGTGATCGTGTGGCGTGCCGTGACCGACGCTGACCGCTACGGCCAGCCCGTCAGCACGTGGAAGGCCACACGCGCTCACAACGTGCTGTTCGCGCCGCTTGCTGGAGTCACCGCGACCGCAGATGACACCGCTTTGGGCGCGGGCGACGAGAACAACGTCACGTTCGACTTCCCCAAGAGCTGGCGCGAGCCATTGTCTGGATGCGTCATCGAGACCCGCGACGTGCGCGGCGTTCGCATGTGGTGGAGCGTGATCGGAGACCCGCAGCCCTACATGGTGGAGAACACCCCCGGGCCGTGGAATCTGCACGTCCGCGCCATCCGACGCAGCGCCGCGCCGCCGCGCGACATCGAGGTGGCGAATCCATGGCTGACGTGATCCGAGTCAACGACCGCCAGCTGTGGGCGGCAGTCGAGACCGCGCTGGATGAGGCCGTCGAGAACGTTTCTCAGCAGGCCCAAGACGCGATCATCCAGACGGGCAAGGAGGCCGCACGCGACGTGCGATCCCGCGCCAAGGCGGCGTTTAAGGGGCGCGGCAAGTACGCTGCCGGCTGGAAGGTTCACAACCACAAGGCGGGCATGCACACCACGGCGACCGTCTACAACTCAACCGAGCCGAGCCTAGCGCACCTGCTGGAGCTGGGCCACGAGCAGTTCGTACTGGGCCGCGACACCGGCAGGCGCTACCCCGGCGTGCCGCATCTGGAGCCCGCGTTCCAGGACGGCCAGCGCCGACTTGAGGAGCTGATGCGACGTGACCCACGATGACCTGTGCGCCGCGATCGCATCCACCGGCCTGCCGTGGACGGCAGAGCGCTTCGAGGGCACACCGCCGCCGCTCCCATACGTGATCATCCGACGCGCCGACGCAGACGATGCCCACGCAGACAACGTTACGATCGCGAGCGTGGACGTGTTCGACATCGAGCTGTACAGCCACAACTACGACTATGAGGCCGAAAAGCTGATCGCCGCGCGACTGACCGCCCATGGGATCGCGTTCGCACGCTCAGCGTCTGGCGAGATCCCCGATTCGGGCGGCGTGTGCCAGCTGGTTTTCCGCGTGTCCACCATGGGCTAGATCCAAACACACAACTACAGATTGGAGATGGTAGATAATGCCTACCACCGCGACCAACAAGGTCACCTTTGGCCTTTCGGAGCTGCACCTTGCTCCCATGACCACCGAGGCCACCGAGACTGGCAACCCCACGTATGGCACGGTTGTCGCCCTGCCCGGTGGCGTTCACCTCACCTACAGCCCCCAGAGCAACGACTACACCTTCCACGCCGACAATGGTGCGTACTTTAGCGGCACCTACAACGGCAACGGCTACGAGGGCGATCTTGAGGTGGCACTGATCCCCGACGCGCTCCTCGCGCAGTTCCTCGGATGGGCCATCGACGCGAAGGGCGGCATTTCCGAGATTGCCGATGCCAAGCCCGTCAACTTCGCCATGGGCTTCCAGGTCGAGGGCGATGTCGCTGGCCGTCGCACTTGGTTCTACAACTGCACGATGGGCCGTCCCGACGGCGACCACTCCACCACCGATGACAACATCGAGGTGGCCACGCAGACCGCGCCCGTGCGCATGCTCCCGACCATGGTGAGTGGCCAGAAGATCACCAAGTACAGCCTTGAGCGCACCACCGCCAGCGCCACCGTGTACGACGTCTTCTTCGAGTCTGTCACCTTCCCGCAGAAGAGCGCGTAATGCGGACTGTTGAGATCGGCGGGCGTACCGTCGAGCTGAGCGGTTCGATCCTGGCACCGCTGACTTGGTACAACCAGTTTGGCGACGATGGCCTGTTCCAGGCGCTGATGCGCGTTGAGACCAAGATGAGCCTTCTGGACGTGCTCAAGCTGGCGTGGGTGATGGCCCATGATGCGGACGTGGCCGCTGGCCGCGAGGCGATGGGCTTCGACCGCTGGTGCCAGGACGTGGCGGGCGAATGCGACTTTTCCACGCTCAGAGAGCAGGTGGTGGCTGAGTCAGATGCCACGTGGTTTCGTGCCGCAGCAGAGCGAATCGAAGCCGAGCGAAAAGCCGCAGAGCAAGACGCTGGATGACGAGTACGGGCATGACTTCCGTATTTCATTGCTGACGAGCGCCAAACGCATGGGACTCGGCCTGTCAGAGATGGCATCCATCGACGTACCCACGATGGTTGATCTCTGCGACATGTGGAGCGGCGGCAAGTCTAAGTCATCCACCAAGAGCAATACACCTAGAGCGGCCACGCAGGCCGACATTGACGCGCTGCTTGGCTAGTGCGGGGATGTCGCCTGTGTGGCCTTCTTTTTTTGTAACGAGATCGGGAGGTGAGAAACAATATGCCGATCTATAAGGACATCGTGTTGCGGTTCGGCGGCGACTCCACGAAGCTTGAGCAGTCGATGTCCAAGCTGAGCCGCAACATGGGCAAGGTGAGCGCCGTCACGGCAGGTCTGGGCCGTCATCTGACCGCAGGCGTGACAGTGCCGCTGACCGGGCTTGCAGCCGCGAGCGTCAAGACCGCCGTCGAGTACGAGAGCGCGTTTGCCGGTGTTCAGAAGACCGTCAACGCCACCGACGAGGAGCTGGATAAGCTCTACGACTCCACGCTTGCACTGAGCGAGACGATCCCCGTCAGCGCCACCACGCTGATGAGCATCGAGGAGCTGGGTGGACAGCTGGGCATCAGCACGGGCAACCTCTTGGGGTTCACCGAGACCATCGCAGGTCTGGGCGAGGCCACCAACATGACCGTCGAGGATGCCGCGACTCAGTTTGCGCAGTTCGCCAACATCACGGGCATGAGCCAGAGCGAGTTTGGCCGCTTGGGCTCCACGCTGGTGGATCTGGGCAACAACGCAGCCACCACCGAAGCCGACATCATGAACATGGCGATGCGCATCGCAGGCGCTGGCACGAGCGCTGGCATGAGCGTCACCGACGTGATGGCGCTGTCCACCACCCTCAGCAGCTTGGGCATCAACGCTGAGGCGGGCGGCACCGCGATCAGCACCATCATCGCCAACATCGACAAGCAGGTTGCGACCAACGGCAAGAACCTTGAGACGTGGGCATCGACCGCAGGCATGAGCGCCCAGGACTTCGCCAAGGCGTGGGCGGATGATCCCGTGGTGGCGCTCCAAGCCGTCATCGAGGGCATGGCATCCATGCAGGGCGAGGGCGGCAATCTGAGCGTCTTGCTTGAGGAACTGGGCGTTAGCTCGATCCGACAGACCGACGCTTTCAAGCGCATGGCGAATTCTGGCGACCTGTTCAACCAGACGCTTGATCGCAGCCGTATGGCATGGGAGCAGAACAGCGCCCTTACCAACGAGACCGCGCGGCGCTACGAGACCACCGAATCCAAGATGCAGCTTCTGCGCAACCAGGTGGAGAACGTGGCCGCTAAGCTGGGCGGGCCGCTTGCCGAGGCGCTGACGGACATTCTGGAGGACATCAGCCCCGTCATCGATGCCGCTGCTGATCTCGCGCAGGGCTTCGCGGACATGGACACCGACAGCCAGAACTTCATCATCGGGCTGGGCGGGTTCGCCGCAGCTGCAGGGCCCGTCTCTACGTTCGTATCCAAGGTGACGGGTGGCATCGGCGGTTTCGCCACCAAGGTTCGCAAGGCATCCGAGGACATGGCGAAGGTCGGCACCGCAGCCGACAAGTCTGCAAAGATGGTCGAGGGCGTAGGCACCGCAGCGGCCACCGCAGACGCAGCCGTGACGATGAAGACCGCCAAGAGCAACCTTGACGAGACCAAGACCAAGGCGAAGGGCGCTGCCAAGGCCATCGACGGCGATGCCACCAGCATCACAAAGGCCGCGAGCAATGCCGACGGCATCAGCATGTCCAAGGCGACCAAGGCCGTCGAGGGCGTGGGCGACAGCGCAGGCACCGCTGCCAAGGCGCTGCACGGCGGCGCGGACGCGCTCGATGCAGCCGCGAGCACCGCTGACGCTGCCATCACCATGAGCACCGCCAAGAGCAACATCGGCGATGTCGAGACCAAGGCCAAGGGCGCGGCAGGCGCGATCGACGGCGACGCGAAGAGCATCACCAAGGCTGCAAACGCAGCCGACAAGGTGAAGCTATCGACCGTCGCCAAAGAGGTCGAGTCTGTAGGCACCAAGGCCACGGGCGCTGCGAATGCCGTTGGTGCTGGCTCCATGTTCGGGCTCAAGGGCGCATTGATCGCCCTGGGCGGTTTTGCCGTCATCGGTGCGCTGGCTTTGGTTTACAACCATTTCAAAGACTTGGAGACCAAGGCCGCACGCTTGCGCGACCTGTCCGAGGGCGTAAAAGGCAAGCTGGAGGACATCGGCACCGTCAAGATGGACGATGCCAAGACCAGCGTGCAGACGCTTCGCGACGATACGGGCAAGCTGCTGGAGAACGTCACCAAGAGCGCCGACAAGACGCTTGAGCTGTACGAGAATCTGGCAAATCAGGACTTCGACACCAACTACAGCATCGGGCAGGTCGAGCAGCTGGCCAGTACCATCAAGGATCTGGGCAGCAAGGATGAGCTGTCCAGCCGCGAGCAGTACGAGCTTAACCGTGCCGTGGAGCGGTTCGAGAGCATCACGGGCCAGACCATCAGCACCGTTAAGAACGGCAACGTGGAGCTGACAAAGAATGCCGAGGCGATCGACGCGATCACCGACGCATACAGGCGGCAGCTCAAACAGAATGCCTTCGAATCGGCGCTGAATGACATCTACACGCAGCAGGCCGAGGCTTACCGCAACCTGACCGACGCACGCAAGGCCAACGCCGACGCGATGAAGGCATATGAGACCGCA